AAAACCTAAACGCTGCATTGATCCTGTGGTGAAATTTTGTCAGGAATGTCGGTTCGGTTGGGTCAAATATCCTGATTGGGTTGAAACTTATGATGATTTATCTCACTGTGTTATTGAGAGTGGCTGTATGTATGGTTTTGAAAACGATGAGCCCACCGATGAAGACCTCAAAGAGTTTGAAGAAAGGTGGGAAAATGCACACAAAAAGGAGAATAAGCATGAATGAATTAACAGCCGAATACGCAAAAGCGGCAGACCTTGACCGCAAAATCAAGGTATCGGCACAGCTTGCACAGCAGTCACTTTATGATATGTGCATGGGCTTGAAGGAAATGCGGGACGGTAAACTTTACAAGGAACTTGGGTACAGCACATTCGAGGATTATACTGAAAATGAAATTGGTCTTAGCAGGTTCATGGCATACAAGTATGCTGCAATAGCAGACATGAAAAATGTTGAATCGATTCAACAAATCGGTGTTACTAAACTTTCACTTCTCGCCAAACTCGACGAACCTCAGCGAGAGGAAATACAGCAGGCCACCGACCTTGAAAGTACTTCTGTAAAAGAGCTGAAAGCCAGAATAGCAGAGCTTAAAGCAATAGCAGATAAATCGCAAGGTACAATATCACAGCTTGAATCGGAGCTTGAAAGCAAGAAAAACAGCATTACTGCCCTTGAAGAACAGGTTGAGGAGCTTGAAAGCCGTCCGGTCGAAGTTGCTGTTGCAGAAACCGACTCCCACGAGATAGAAAATCTTAAAGACGCAATGAAACGTGTGGACCTCGACTGGTCTTTGAAATACAACGAGCTTCAGGAATCAAATCTGAAAGAAAGCATAGAAAAAAACAAGGCTCACACCGCAGAAATCGAAAAGCTCAGAGTCGAGTATGAGGAAAAGCTTGCAAATTCCGAAAAGCCGGAGTATGACTGCACTGAGGTGTTCAAGGCTTATCTTGCAAATGCAATTGACGCTGTAAAACGGCTCATTTCCTTTGCAAATAACTATCCCGAAGAAGAGCTTTTCAAGGAAAAAATAAAAGGACTTTTCAGTAATGTAAATAAATGTATGGAGGAAAATAAAAATGCAGAGATTATTTGAAATTTCACAGGACTTTGAAACCCTTTTTGACCAATACTGCGTTACTGAAAATCACGGACGAAGTCGGATTTATAACAATGCCGCAAGAACATATGTTTTGCCTATTATGTTCCTTGCTATATCAGGATCTTCGGCAAGGACTGATTCACATAAGACAAAAAATGCTGTACAATCGTACAGCAAGCAAAAATTAACACAACCACATTATATTGTAAAATGACGTAATTGTCAAGAAGGAGAAAATCATGTCAGTTAAAATCAACACACTTGAAATCGAGAATGTAAAGCGCATCAAGGCAGTAGCGCTTGAACCGTCGCCGAACGGTCTCACGATCATCGGCGGCAAGAACGGTCAGGGCAAAACTTCTGTACTCGATGCGATCTGCTGGGCTTTGGGCGGCGAGAAGTATCGTCCGTCAAAGGCACAGCGCGAAGGAGCAATCATGCCGCCTAACATGAAGATAACGCTCAGCAACGGCATTACAGTTGAACGCAAGGGCAAGAACAGCGCTTTAAAGGTCATTGACCCTGACGGCAACAGGTCAGGTCAGCAGCTCCTGAACAGCTTTATAGAGACATTTGCGCTTGACCTTCCGCAGTTTATGAACTGCACGAACAAAGAAAAAGCCAATATTCTGCTCCGCATTATAGGTGTTGGGGACAAGCTCGTCGAGTTGGAGCATAAAGAAACGGAAATGTATAATCGCCGCCACGCTATTGGACAGATAGCCGACCAAAAGGCAAAGTACGCAGCAGAAATGACATTTTACGAAAACGTCCCGCAGATTCCCATAACGGCATCTCAGCTCATTTCACAGCAGCAAGAAATACTCGCCCGTAACGGTGAAAATCAGCGCAAACGCCAGCTTAAAGCACAGTATGACTATGAGCTTGAGCAGGCACGTCAGAAGCTTGACGAAGCTAAAAGAATATACGCACAGGCACAGTCAAACGCGATTGTGGCTTCCAAATCAGCAGAAACCCTTGTCGATGAATCCACGGCAGAGCTTGAAAAAAGCATTGCGGAAGTTGATGTTATCAACACGAAAGTCAGAGCGAATCTTGATAAGGAAAAGGCAGAGGAAGAAGCTAAGGGCTACAAAAACCAGTATGCTGCTCTCAGCGCAGAGCTTGACAATATACGCAAAGAGAAGTATGACCTGCTTCACGGTGCAGACCTGCCGCTTGAAGGGCTGTCTGTTGAGGACAGCGAGCTTACATACAATGGGCAGAAGTGGGACAATATGAGCGGCTCTGAGCAGCTTATAGTGGCTGCTGCGATAGTGCGCAAGCTTAATCCCGAGTGCGGTTTTGTACTGCTCGACAAGCTTGAACAAATGGATTCCGACACACTTGCGAATTTCGGAAAGTGGCTTGAAGCCGAGAACCTGCAGGCAATAGCTACAAGAGTATCAACAGGCGATGAGTGCAGTATTATCATCGATGACGGATATTCAACAACCGGAAAGGAACAGCAGCAGGCTCCTGCCGCACCCACATGGTCAGCAGGTCGATTTTAAGGAAGGAGAACATCACAATGAATTTTGAAGAAACAAACGGTGTACAGCTTGGAGAGGGCTTGAAGATCGTTATTTACGGTCAGGAGGGTGTTGGCAAGACTACACTTGCCTCACACTTCCCCGGAGCGATTTTCATTGACTGCGAGGGTAGTACGTCAAGAATGAATGTGCGCAGACTTCCGCGACCATCGTCGTGGGAGATGCTTACACAGGAAATGGATTTTATCCGCGAAAACTGCCATGCAAAAGGGTATCAAACAGTTATTATCGACACATTCGACTGGGCGGAACGGCTCGCTCTGAACGCACTTTGCGCAGAACACAACGTCACAGGCATTGAGGGCATGAACTACGGCAAGGGCTGGGAATACGAAAAGGAGATGATAGGGCGCTTTCTCGACGGAACGGACAAGCTCCTCAAAAAGGGTGTAAATATCGTACTTCTTTGCCATGCGATCAGCCGCAAGAGCACGCTCCCCGAAGCTATGGAAGAATTTGAACATTGGGAACTGAAGCTTGGCAACAAGACGACGAACAAGATCGCGCCGCTCCTGAAAGAGTGGTCAGACATGACGCTCTTCCTCGCATTCCGCACAAATATAATCGCGGTCGATGATAAAGGAAAAAAGCACAAAGCTACTTCCTGCGAGCGCGTGATGTACACGACCAAGAACGCATGGTGGGACGCTAAGAACCGCTTTGGAATGCCGGAACAGATGCCGCTTGCATGGGAAAGCATTGCACCGATATTCTCGGCTTCTCCTCAGACACCGCCGTCTTCTGCTGAACAGGTTCAGCTTGCCGCTCCGCCTGTTCCTGAACCTACTCCCAATCCTCCTGCACAGCAGGTCGTTGAGAAAGCTCAGTCTATGTGGAACACAACAAACCTTGAAGAATTCGAGGACATAACACCGTATGAGCGTGTAAAAGGTATTCCCGATGCATTGGCAGACCTCATGGAAGCCAACTGCGTGACCGCAAAGGAGATAGAACATATCTGTGCCGATGTCAAGCATTACATGGCACCCGGAATGCCGCTGCAGCAGTATCCTGCCGACTTTATCAATGGCTGCCTGATAGGCGCATGGGAGCAGGTTTTCGCGGAAATATCAAAAACAAGAGTACCGTTTTAACAGAAAGGAAGAGAATTTATGGACTATCAGAACCCCTACAACAGCAATTACAATCAGCAGCCTCAGAGCGAAGAGCTCGGCTGGGACGACGAGATAAAAGAGGAGAACAGCTTTGTGCTGCTCCCTGAGGGTGACTATTCGTTTTCAGTCAAAAAGTTTGAAAAAGGTCGCTACGCAGGCGGAGATAAGATGCAAGCCTGCAACAAAGTTTCTGTAACATTTACGATCCATGCCCCTGACGGCAAAACGACGGATATTACTGAGAATTATTACCTCCTGCGAAGAATGGAATGGAAACTCTCAGAATTCTTCGCATCTATCGGCATGAAGAAAAAGGAAGAGACCGTAAAAATGTGCTGGACACCACAGATCATCGGCAAGCAGGGTGTGTGCAAAATTATTGTGCATAAGTACAAAAAGGAGAATGAAGAACGTCAGACTAACAGAATAGACAAGCTTTATCCGAGC